GAATGTTATGAGGCGTTTTTCCCATCAACGTACTCTAAACCAGTGTTACATAAAAATGACCCGCGCATTGCCGACAATCCGTTTTCACCAATACAGATAGGTTGCACCTATCACGGCTTTGTGCCAGACCCTTTTGAAGATAGTATCTTCAAGCCTGCCTATGATGACTACAGATCAATGATATTCAGTACTGTCAAACCTGCGCGCCCCAAAATAGGTGTGCTAACTGAAGAACAAGCGATTTGTGGTCTAGGAATTCCAGGTTATGAACCAATGGAGTTCAATACTTCGGAGGGGTATCCATATATGTCATTTAGACCAAAAGGAGCAACTAACAAACGGTGGTTGCTCGATTTAGACGAAACACAACAAGGGCTGAAATTAAAATCCATTCACCCCTTTTTACGAAACCATTTGGATTATAAAATGGAATGCAGGAGAGAAGGTATTGTACCTATGACTGTGTTCACAAACTGTCTTAAAGATCAAAAATTACCAACAGAAAAGGTTTTAAAACCAGGCAAGACTAGGATTTTTGGAATAGCGCCAATTGATTACTCAATACAATCAAGGCAATATTACTTAGATTATATAGTTGCTTGGCAGAATGCTAGGTTAAATGCGGAGCATGCTGTAGGTATAAATAAAGATAGTTTAGAGTGGACGTATCTGACGCGAGAGCTGTTAAATATGTCACCTTGCATTGTTACCGGAGATTATTCAAAATTCGGACCTACACTAATGTCAAAATGTGTGTGGGCTGTCTTCGAGACGATGCGAGATTGGTATATTATGCATGGCGATACTAGTGCTGAGAACGACAAAATTAGAAGGTCATTAGCTTATGAGCATATGTTCACTCATCATTTAATGTTAGATTTGCTATATCGAACTGGCTGCGGACAACCCTGCGGCACTCCTTTTACGACAAAATTAAATTCAGGAGTTAATAGCATCTACATTAGATGTGCGTGGCAATACGTTTTTAATCCACGCTCTAAGCAAATTCAGGTCAAACTTAGACTTGAAATTATAACTATGTCCTCATTCCGAAAGAATGTTCTTATGATTACCTATGGAGATGATTTGGTTGGTGCAGTGAAAGCTGAGCTAATCGAAAAATTCAACGCTAAGGTTATTGGCGACTTTTTAGCTAATTATCATATAGAATTTACTGACGCGTCTAAGAGTGCAGAAGTGACACCATACAGCGATATTCACGACAACGCTGTGACTTTCTTGAAGTCAAAATTTGTTAAGCATCCATTTAGATACGGAGTGTATATTCACAAGCTTGATGAAAGAGTTGTGAAAGAAACATCGAACTGGATTATGCAATCTAGAAACGATCGAGAGATGTCAAAAGTCTCATGCCAAGCAATGATGTTAAATGCTTTTGCTTTTGGTAAATATCGATATAATCAGTTGCGTGATAAAGTTCAAAAATTCTGGGCCGATAGAGATGAAACGATCATCATTCCTAGTTGGCAAGAAGAAGACACCCGGATGTTTGGCGAAGAATTGACCAGCACCACATCGCTATTGCATAAACAACTAACTGCAATGGCAAACGCTGAAGATGCACAGAAAGGGGGAAAAGAATCCTCTTTCTTGTAATTTCATATAACCATCATACTCATCAGAAGAGAAGTTTGTTTGAGTTCAACAAGTTGCGGGAGTCCTCGT